CACAGGAGTTGCCGATGTTCTCAAATTTCAGCTTATTGACAAAGCCGCTTTCCGCAGAAATGGCCGTGTTGATGGCCCCGGCGATGGTGTCACCCAGTTCGGCGAAGAGTTTGTACTTCGGGTCGAAAAGGCCGTTCAGGAACTCTGCAAGACCTTTGCCGAATCCCTCTGCCTTCTTGTAAATCTTTTCCCACGGAATGCTGTCCATAGCGTTGGCCAGTGCATCGGCGATGGAGCCTCCCAGGGCTTCCATGCCTTTGAACTCCCAGCCGTCTTCGGCCAGCTTGCCGAAGTCGTAGGTCTGGCCGGTGATGGTGCCACCACCACCGCCTCCGCCTCCGGAGCCTGAACCGCCACCTCCGCCACCGCCTCCGGAGCCGCCGGATCCGCTGTCTCCGCTCAGCTTGTGGAGCTGGTCGAAGGACATGGTGGCGCGCTTGATGGCGTTGGCCGCCGCTGTGGCTGCCTTTCCGGCGTTATCGGACGCGCCTGCCGCATCATTGGCTGAGTCGGCCACATCGCCGTAAGCGTCAGCCAGCCCGCCGGCGTTGTCCGCCGCAATGGAGATAGGCTCTGCCGTGTTGCCGGTCAGCATGGCCGTGAATGACTTGAAGGCGTTGGCCGCGCTGATCACTCGCACGATGACCGTGTTGAGTGCCGCCACGACCGGGCTGAGGACGTTCGCGATGGCTCCGCCTATGACTTCCATCAGGTCGCTGAAGTTGTTCTTCAGCGCCTGGATGCGGCCATAGGGCGTCCGTGCGAGAGCGCTGTTCATCTGGCCCACGTTATTTGTGATGACCTGGGCCAGCATTGCCGCACGTTCCTGCTCGTTGCCGTACTTGAGGACAGCCTCCTCGGCCTCAGTAAAGGTGATGCCCACACGAGTCAGCGCGGAGGTCTGGCCCTGCATGACCTTGCCCATCAAGTTGCCGACATTGACCGCATCGCCGGCAGACGCGCTGTAGCCCTTCTGCTGGGCCACCAGGTTGTTCATGGCGGGGATAAGAGTCTGGAGCGCTCCGGTCGTATTGAGGAACGTGGACAACTGCTGAGCGCCTGCGAGCTGGACCTCATCGCCGATGATGCCGGCCCTCTGCTCTGCAGACGTCAGCGCTTTGATGGAGTCAATAGCGCCGTTGGTAGCGTGTATCCTCTGGCGCATGATGGTGGCCAGCTTGGTCTCGGCAACTTCCTGCTCCTGGGCCGCCGCGACCGCCTGCTTGGAGAAGCTGGTGATGGCTGCTACGGAGAGCATGGTCTTCGCCATGGAGGCAAGCCGTCCCATGGAACTCTGGAGCCTGTCCGTGGATGCCTTGACGGCGGAGAGCGCCTTTTTACTGCCCTCTCCAGCCTTCGTCATGGAGGCTTTAACCGAGTTCATGGCCTGGGCCGTCGATGCCTGGGCCTCCTTCATTTTCGCTTTGTACTGATCCGTTGACGCCTTGACGGACTGGAACGCCTTCTTCGTGGCGTTCTCCATCTTGCTGGTCGATGCCTTGACCGCTTCCGCTGTCTTGTTCGTCGAGGCCTGCACGTCCTTCATGCCGGCCTTGTACTGCTTCGTCTGGACGGATATCAGTACTTTCAGTTCCTGTAGTGTCATGTTTCAATCCCTCCGGGTCTTTATGCTTTGCCCGGAATGCCCGGTTCTGGTAGTAGACTACATCATCCATAGCGGCCTTCTGAGCGGCCAGGAGCGGGTTCTCCTCCTTCGGCTCGTCCTGCTCCGGCTCGCCGAAGATGTCGGGATAGTACGTGCCGAGGGACGGCATAGTGGCCTTTGAGTTGAACGCCGAGACCGTTCCGTCGCGGATCTCAACTGCCTGCATATACAACGCGCTGAGGATGTTCCGAACCCATGCGTCGTCCCGCTCGGCCTCACGCTTCACGCGGCGGTTCTGGGAGCGGACCACGTCAGCAACCATCCCCGGGGAATACTCCCAGAACTGCTCGGGGGTGTACCCCGCATCCAGGAACGCGGGGTACATCTCATAGAGTTCGTCCGAGACGGTCAGGGCCGGCGTCAGCCCCTGATCTCCTCCATCCTCGTCCTCAGCTCCTCCCCCGCTTCCTTCGGAAAAAAACCGGAAACAGTGAAGATGGGCATGAAGACATCGGTGTAGAAGGATGTCTGGTCGCCGCCCTCATCGACATACGCATCGAAGAGGCGCAGCATTTCCTTCCGAGTGACGGCGTTGTGGTACTTCTTGATGGCCGCGAGCGCGATGTCGAGCATGATGGAGACAGCCGGGATGCCGTCTTCGTTCAGGTTGGCAAGCGTCAGGAGGTTGACCTTGTAACGGCTCTCAAGCTCCACGATCGCCGATGTGCTCAGCTTGAGCTTGTAGTCCTTACCGTTGACCGTCCACACTACGTAGGGCAGGTGGGCCGGCTTGACGGGCTTCTCAGGCTCCTGGATAGGAGTTACATTTTCTTCTTCTTCGTCTGTGGGAGTGGGGAAGTATTCAGCCATGTTTTATGTCTCCTTTCATGCGCGTCTGTGTCTCAGGGCGTCGGATTGGTCACAGTGATCTCGGACTGAAGGGCCAGACTCAGGGTGAAGTCCAGGGCGGCATTGACGCCGCCGCCGCCACGCTTCACGGACGGCTGGGCCGCGAATGCGTAGACAGTGCCGTCGGACAGGGTCTCCTTCCAGTAAACGGTGCCGGTCAGGGCACGCAGGACCCTGTAGGCAGAGGTGGCGCTGGAGTTGTCGTACTTAAACACGTAGTTCATGTCGCCGGGATCGCCGATACCCTGCTCGTACTTCCTGACAGTGTCAGAGAGGCAGGTATTCTCGACTCTCTCCGGGTCGACGCCCATCTCCGGGATCTCCTTGAGGCCCGGCAGAGTGGTATAAGTGCCGCCTTCGGTTGCAGAGTAAGCAAGTGTTGCTCCATTAGCAAGCATAGGGTTATTCCTCCTTACATGTAGCTGATTGAGTCATACATCTGCTCAGTGTCGACATCGATGATGCCTGAGTAGATCATGACCTTGTGTTTCAGACCTGAGGGATCATCCGCATCGTTGCAGGTGGTCCGGATCAGGCCCAGGCGGGAGAGAGCTGCATCGACAGCGAGAGCAGTGGCGGAAGTGCTCACGTTGTCCCAGATGTCGATGCGGTAGCGTAGCTGGGACTTGGACTCGCGTCCGTCGGTCCATTCAGCGACGCTGTTCTCTTCCTCGATGTATTTGATGGCGGGCATGACGGCCCACGATTTCGGGTAGCCGTCCGATACGTTGGCCGTGATGGGCTGCAGTGCGGCGAATACCTGGTCTTTGACGTTTACCATGTCACGTTTTCTCCTTCATGAGAGCTTCAAGGTCGCTCCGAAGGTCTTTTACGACCTTCTGCTCCATCGATGCCAGTGCGGGATACATAAAGGGCTGCGCCCTCTGGCCATCGGTGTAATAGAATTTCTTGCCCTCGTACTCGATACATTTAAAGTGATATTTTTCGGCCACATTCGGGTCTATCTGGTCTTCGGATATCCACCACCCGCTTGTGCGGTAGGTGATAGCCACGTCCGGCGAGATGCCGCTGTGGTTCGCCGCACCGACCGGACCAGTACCAAACTCGACATAAGCGGCGTATTCCTTGTTGGTGTAGACGGTGCCTACGACCTCCTGACCGGTCACTGTCACATCGGACTTGATGGACGACCGGAGCTCACCGTTGCCGCCGGGAGTGCGAAGCACGGCAGCGGCTCGGACTGCTTCGGCCTGGCGCCTGACCAGCGGAGCGACATCCAGTGCGCTCAGGCCTTCCAGCTGAACCGATAGCTCATGTAACCCTTCAATGGTGCTCAATGCGGGCCTCCAGTGTGTAGACCTTCGGACTGTAGTCCTCGTTGGCCGCGATGACGATGTAGTCCGGTTCAACGTCGCCGGCGACATCTACGCAGATGCCGTCATTGACGCTGATGGGCTCGGAGCCCTCGTACTCCATCATCTTGATGTAAGTGAGCCTCTCGCCATACATTTCAGCCTGGACGCGCCCTGAGGCCTGCCAGACGGTCGCTGTGAGCTCCTGAGCCTCGCTCCACGACTCGATGTAGGAGCCCTCGGAAGTCCGGCTGGTGGTCCTGCGGCGAAGGCTGACGGTGCGCTGAAGGCTCCGTCGCGTCCTCATGCCTCTACGGATCATATGCCGTCACCTCCTACGGCCATGCTGTCGTGGTATCTGCCGCCCACGCGAGCGAGACGATACCGCCGAATGGCGTTCTGGATGTCTGCCGGTATCTCCACAAATGCGGACGAAATGCCGGCTTCAGACCGCGAGCTCTCGCCCTCCATGCTTAGCCGGTTGTACGCTACGACGGCCCATGACCTTTTAGCGACCGCCATGCCGGGAGGGAGGACGGACCGGCCAGTCTCATTCAGGAGCCGCTCTTCCGCCTCCTGGAGGAGCACGTTAAGGAGAGCTTCGTCCGTCTCGCCGGTCATGGTTTTCACAATCTGCAGGTCGGTCATGAGCTCACCTCCTTAGCGCATCTCAAGGACAGCCGCCAGCGTTACCTTGTCCATGTTGCTGTATCCGGGCACGCCTGCCTTCTTGGCCGCCGCACGGAGCTCCTTGAGCGTCATGGCGGAATAGTCTGCCTTTACTTCCTCGGCGGGCTCCTCGGCCTTCTCAGGAGCTTCCGGAGCTTCCTCGATATCATCGACGGGCTGGGCCGGTTCGGCCTTGGCCTCTCCGGTCAGCTCCTCGATGGTATCTGCGAGAATGTAGCGTTCATCTCCGGCCAGGGTCCGCAGTGCGTCCTGGTTGTTGATCTCCTGGATCATGCCATTCGCTCGATTCTTGAGATACATTGCGATCACTCCTTATCAGGACTTGTTGACGGTCAGGACGGACAGAGCCTCCTCCTTGACGACCTTGGCGCCGTAAACGTGCAGGCCCTTGATGGCGTCTGCGAAGCGCTTCTCCATGCGGTAGGCCTCGGTCTTCAGGAGCTGCTCGGCATAGGTGCCGCCCATGGCGGTGCCGGCAACAATCTTGTACTTGGTGCCCGTGGTGTTCGGGACATTGTTGGAGACATAGATCCGGAAGCCGGCGCCCACGCCAACTTCGCCACCCTCAATGATGGCCTTGTTGTAGTCAGTACCATTGCCGACGAATCTGGCGTCCTTGAGCAGGAGA